CAGCAACTTCATCTGAGGAGTTACGTCGAGGCTTAAATAGTACGTCCGCACGTTTAGAGGACTGCTCCCCCAGTATGGTGTTGACGGTGCTCAAAATGGTATTAATGGTTAGGTGTGGACGACCCTCGGAATCTAATGCATCAATGTCCGTTTGATCCCACTGCTCACCACGATAATAGCGGTCACACTTGATCGCTGTCTTGATGTAGTCAGTGTGCCCCGCATCTCTTGCTCGCACGTAGCGAGCCCAGTTGTTATCTACGATCTTACTTTCTTTTAAAGGATCGATTTTTTTTGACTTCTTGTACGCCATAGCTATGCACTCATCGCTGATTTACTGCGGTTAGGGGCCATGAGTCCTGGGAGCTTATCTCTCCAAGACTCTTCAATTATTTTTTGGTCTACAACAGTGGACATCTCAGACATCATTAGTCCGATCCAAGCTAAACCATCCACTTGGTCATCATGTACGCCGTTAGGAAATCGCAACATCTCTGCCATTAATCCTGCATTCCACAGTTGGAACTTAGGAAAAAACACCATGCCTTGTTGCATACGGCCCTGAATCGCACGAGCACGAGCTTCTTTATCTCTGCGCCCCGTTTTCAGCTCCATCAAATACATTTCATACAGATTACGTTCTTTAATCCGCTTCTTTAGGAAAGGCCCAAGCGCCATTTCAATGTGTCCACGCTCGATACCAACGATCGACGGGCGGTATTCTTCGTAGACGTCGAGAATCTTCTCAACCAACTCGAAACCGTCCCATTTACCTCGCTCAACGTGCATCACATACATCTTATCTTCTTGGTCTACACCCACAACGACGCCCACAGAGAAGTCATTTCGGTCTGCTTTACCAATCGCAAGGTCCCATGCGCAATACACCTTGAGTTTTTTGTTCTCTAGGGATTTGTCTTTGTAATATTGGAACATTCCTAATTTGAAATATTCACCTTCGTCGGCCACTGGGTTCTGCTGGTACAATGCGGACCAGTCACGAGGGCCTACAGCCTTCTGTATGCGCATTAGCGCGTCGGAGTCATAACGGGCAGGATGCAACGGTTCGTGCTTCTTACGGTACTTCTCGTCCTCCTCAGCGATGGCTGGGTACTTGATGACTTCCCAAGAGTCGCCGCCGTCTTTTTCTTGCTCTAATAACCACCCTGCAAGGTCGTCATCGTGCCAACGCGTTAGGATAACGAGGATGCCACCGCCCGGCGCGAGACGCGTATAGGCCGTTGAGGTATACCAATCCTTCGCGGTTTGGCGAGCGGTCTCCGATTCAGCCTGCTCCCGGTTCTTTACCGGGTCATCGATCACTAATATATGGGCACCTTTACCCGTAATTGGTCCACCAACACCTGCTGCGACGTAACCACCGCCTTCGGTCGTTAGCCATTGCTCAGCGCCCTGCGATTCGGGGTCTAATCGAGTTTTAAACAACGATTGGTACTGCTGATCACGCAAAAAGCCACGTACTTTGCGCGAAAACCCCATGGCCAACGAGCCAGAGTAGGAACACGCGATGAATTCGTGGTTTGGGTAGCGCCCAAGGTGCCATGCGGGGAAGGTTTTTGAGGCCAGCTCACTCTTACCATGGCGCGGTGGCATAAATAGCATGAGTCGGGGGGACTTTTTCTCCGCCACATCTTCTGAAAACTTTTCCAGGCGCAGGCAGATGTCTTTATGCACCCATCCTGGGATGTAACTGTCGTTGAATCGCTGAACAAAAGGCAACAGGTGCCTCCGAGCCAGCTCGCGCTTAGCCAATTCTGCTTGTGCAGCCATCTTAGGGTCGAAAACACCGCTTTCGTCTGTAAAATCTGGCTGTTTTCCTAAGTCTTGTTTTTCCAACGTATCCCGTTCCGACTGTTTTAAACGTTTTTTGTGTAAAAGTTTGCCGGTGTGAGCCAGTTGGGCTTTTTGCTCGGCTTGCTTTTCCTTCAAATACTTTTTATGCCGCTTTGGGTCGGCAATAATGGCTTGAAACGCACGGCGCTCGCCGAAATTCTTGCACTTTGAGCAAACGGTCGGCGCGCTATTGGCATCGAACAACGTGTGTGGTCGATCTTCGTTGCAGTAAGAGCACTTTTTAGTGTCCCTCTTCTCCATTGCTAGCCTCCACTTCCTCAAATACACCATCGATCGTTGAATTAGGGTCAAAATGGGTGTCACCCAGCCCTGCCAACCTTAATAAATCTGCATCTGATGCGGCTTCTATGTGTCGCTCAGAATTTATATTTACACTAATCGTCTGTATCTTTTGTGGCTCGTAGAGGCCATGCATTTTTGCAATCTCTCTTAGTGCTGCGACTTCTTCCGTTGAGCTACCACTCTTTCTGTGGGCCTCAAAAAATAATTTAGTAATACTTTCCCGCGTCACCGCAATGCGATCGAACTCTTTCTCTCGAAAGTAGGTCAACGTGCGTTGTATCACGGCATTGTTCACCAACTTTGATGAATTAGCCTGCGAATACCCTGCTTGTTTGCCTGCCTCAGTGGTCGAATACCCGAGCAAGTAAAAACGAACAAATTGTTCTTGCTGTTTCGTCAACTTCGGCAGCACTTTGTGCCCTTCTTCAAAGGCATCTTCTGAAATTTCCATACTTAACGGCCTATAAGCACTGCTTATCTATTATTCCGGTCTAACGCCGAATTTATGTTGAAACAATTGCCATGCAAAAAAGTCTACGTCTTCATCTCTAGCGACATTCTTGCAGTAGTTATACATGACACACACTACACGCGTGTTCTCTGGCGTATAACCTTGTGCGTTGTCCGAGCGATCCAAGCTAACCGAGAACGGATGCCTCACATACCTTGCGTCTTTACTGTAGTCAAAGGCGATCCCTGTTTTTGCACAACGATCGTTTTGCTCAGAAATTTTAGCTTCCATCCACTCTAACGTGATCGCGAATTCAAACCCCTTGAACGCCGCTCGTTTTCTAGCGGTGTTGAATACCTCTTTAGGTCTGCCAAGTTTGCTGTAGTAACGATCCTGCTGCCACAGCTTTTGTTGTTTTCTACGCTTCTCTACATCTCTCAATGGGTTCCACACAACGCTTATATTATATTAGCAGTGCTTATAATAACATAATAAAAAATAAATTTGCATTTTTATATGCTCTATGACCGACGGGCGGGGGTTGGGTACTTTGTCTTGACCTACCCCCCTTCCCCGATTCCGATATTGGAACCTTGTTTTCAAATTTCGACTCTAGGGACCCCTACCGTTTTTCGCCCCTCGCTGCGCTCGTAGCGTTCGTTTTGTCTCTTTGTCAATTTTGACTTCAAACATTCAAAGGATTACATCACATGACTAACTTACCCGCAGTTCAAACGTTTTACGCCGCACGTAAAGATGACAACCAGTTCGTGGTTACCGCCTACGCTTTTGTAGTCGGTATGTTGCTACCGATCATCATCCCCTGTGTGATCGGCTACTTAGTAGGCATAGCAATCGTGGGCATGTTCACTAAGAAGAAGGGAGCATAACCATGAAAGCATACAAGTTTACTAAGACCGTGGTGTGTATTGTTTTAACACTACTCATCATGTTCGTTGCGTTGTTCCACCTACAGGGCTTTGGCCTGTTGCTGATCATCACACTCCTAGTGTTAGACCGTGTGGTGTCGTACATCAACAAAGTGCAGGTGTGGTTCGCCATGCGTGCCTGGAGGAAGATGCTATGAACCGCAGTACAACGCTCTTTGTCTACTCACTGATCACTGTCCTTACTGGCATCTTAGCCCTGCTGGATGCTCGTACTGCAGTGATCTTTGGTTGCTTCTGCCTTGTTCTTTGCGCCCTGCTTCTGGATGCGACTGAACAACAGCCTACCGTGCATGAACGTGTTCGTGCTTCTCGTGCAAGGAGAAGGCGCTGAACGCTCGTGCCTCGCGCGCAGCGTTCGTTGCGCATGGTGTCTTTATAACTAAAAGGAGTTAAGGCATGTACGACATCGTACCCACAACCGGCGGACAAGATCCGTTGGATTTACTGCTAGAGCACGAAGCGTTAGCAGCATACCAATGGGACTGTGAGTTAGAAGCTGACAGCCCATTACAAAACCGCGAAGAGTTCATTCGCAACAACGCGCAACGTCGCGCAAACCAAGCTTAAGGAATTTACCATGACTAAACTTAAAACTGCAGTTCAAACCGTGACCTTTGAAATGACCCCAGCTGTACAGAGCTACTTGCAAGAGCAAATGGACTTTCTAGCCCAGCACGCCGTCAACCAGATCGGCACGATCGCCAACTATGCAAATATCGCAGGCTTTCAAGCATTGCCAACGTTCCAGCAAATGTTCGGTGACGACTTCGGTCTGGCCAACGACAGTAACCAGCGTACGCTGAAGTACTGCGCGCAGACCGTTGCTAACTCGCCTGACATGCTAGTGCAGCTCAAGCCTTCGGGCAACGTGTATGGCGCTCAAGAAGCTGACGGCGTGCAACACACAGTGTTCAGCGACACAGATCGCAACAAGATTCAGCTGTCTGACTTTGGCTACAAGGTCGTGACTGAAACTGCCGAGCGCTACGCAAAGACCATGACCGATTTAAGCATGCTCAATGCTAACTTCGGCATCGTCCCCACCACCTCGCGCACTGAGCGTTATGAGTTGTTCGTTGCTAACGAGCACGCTAAGAAACGTTCAAAGCAAGAGATGCAATCTCGCACAGAGAGCAAGTTTGCAGAGAACAAGCAGCATAATGACTGCATCGTTCAACTGGTGAAAGTAGCACAAGCAACGTCGCACCTAGTCTAACGACTAGGCACGATGGAAAAGGGCCAATTGGCCCTTTTTTTATGCCCCGGTACAACGCGCGTTGGGCAGTGTGTGTTGTTGTGCCGATTATGGTGTACAATGAACGTTGTTCCATGCCAATAACCGTCGCGCCCAGCCCGCTGCGGCAGATGTCGCATTTAGGACATTTAAGTACTCATTTTAAGACAAACGAGCAGCGCGCATTATCAGTGTAAATGCTCTACAGGCCACGCGTAGTATACATAGTTGCTAATATCCCAATTATTGGGTTCAAAGAAGAGTCCACTTAGCATTCTACACAGTTACACCATACCTAAAAACGTCTTTAACATATGACCCTAAAATTTGTTCAATCTCCAACCACGATTTCGCTCTAGCCCTTTGGTACCAACACTTTCCGGATGGTTGGAAATGAGATTCTCACTTTTCCACTTCCAACCCAAAATAATAACCTGTTATATATCAACGACCTACGAGCAACGCTCAATGTCCACTTCCAACCCAAAACACGAAAATGGCAGCCATTTTACGTCGTGAAACACTTTCGTGGAACATTATTAACATTAGCAAACGCTAACATGGTTAAAAAGTAACCAGTTGGGTTGGTAATATGACGTTTTCTCAATACCAACCCAACCTTCCAACCCAAATGTCGTATTTACGACAATGACCAGCGAGCAGCGCGCAATGAGCGTGGTTCATGGCACTTCACACTTCACAAAAGTCTTGCTTAATTATATAAGCACGGCTAATATTAACCATCTACATTTTATAAGCAAGGAAAGAGCATGGAACTAAGAAGCAATTGGGCCTACCCAGCACTACGTGAATGGGCCAAGAGGCAGAAAGTACCTAACGACCGTATTGATCGCATGATTATTAGGGCTCGGAAAGAGAAATTGCCGATGTGGGCAGTGGAACAACGTGAGAACGGCTCGTGGGCCACCTTAACGTACGATACGCCCTACTACATTGAGAGATTCTTCCAAATTAATCAACCTACGATGCTATCCCTGGCTCGTAAAAAAGAGGTTTAAGCTAATGAGCACATCAATAGAAGGCACACACACTATCTGCGTAGGCAATTGGCTAGTGGACGTTGCAATAAGTCACTATGTGCCTGATTCACCCCCAGATATGAGCCCAGATTCAGTTGATCCAGGCGATGCAGGGTACATTGACTTCACCGTACTCAGTGCGGCGGCTGTGTCTCGCATATCAGGCGGCGATATGGACTATTTAAACGACGATGACGTTGAAGACGCCATTCTAGAGCAGGTGATCGCATGTCATTAACTGAAGACAATGTACTCCCAACAGAACCCTATAGGCAGGGCCATTTCCTGTCGATCGAGTGCCATTGGCTTGATGAAGATGGCGTTTATGACGAAGAAGCCGCAGTTGCTAGAGTCAACAAGTCCAATAGCCTGTTGTACAAGGAGCCTGGGTACAAAGCCAACGCAGCACGCGCCAAAATCACGGCGATCCTCGAGCAGCGCGCGTTGGACAAAGAGCTAGCTGAGTATTTATAAGCAGGACTAATAAAAGGAGTCACCATGAACGGATATGTATGCTTTTGGGAACAAAAGCGCGAAGAAATCCACGCCTACACCTCATCTGAAGCCCAAAAGCTTGCCGCAATAGCTTTCCAAAAGCACACGCGTAAGAAAGTGAAGCAGCATCAGGTGCTCGTCATTATTGCGAAGCGAGATGGGCAGGACGTTGAGCACAGCCCAGCTAGTATTTAACCATTAGAGAAACAACACACCATGCCTCCCATGACTAAGATTCAACAAATCGCAGCAAAATCCAAGCTCAAACTTAAATACACCACCGAACGGGACAACTACCTTGAGGCTGCAACACAAGGTAGTGCTCTTTTTGTTGAATTCAACACAACCAAAGCGGCGGCGTACCAGGCAAAGTTAGATGCACTTAACGAGGTAAAACCATGAGCTTAACCTTCGTACCTAAAATACCAGCACACCTTAGGCAAATAGCCCCTATGGAAAAGGTCAAACAGCCTCGCCTCCCTGTGCTTGAACGTAAGCCGTGGTCAGATGACGACGTAGAGACGCTTATACGGCTCAGAGCAATAGGCATCAGTTATAAAGACTGTGGCGCCATACTCACTCGTTCACCCTCCACCTGCGTCACTGCCATTGCTTATGGTGATCTTTATGCAAGGGTCAGCGAAGCGCGTAAGAAACTCATCGATGCAGCACTTTACTTTTAAGGAGAACGCCTAATGGCACATATCACCTACGCTATGGAAGCAAAAATCCGTCATCACAACGCACAAACCGAGATGGTATGCAGTATTTGTGACTCACAAGACGTCTATGCCACGTCCGATCTACATTGGGATGGGCACCAATGGGCGTTGCCCTCAGATCCTCTACTCTGGCTCCATTGTGAGCATTGTGGCGTGACTAACACTCACGAAACCCCTAAACATAAGGAAATAAAACTATGAAAACAATACAAACAGACCAATGGCAGTTGCTAGACGACCAAAACAACCCTGTTGAAGTGGGACAAGTGGTCGCCTACCCCAAAAGCCCCTTCAAATTATCCGGTGGCACACCCCCACACAAGCCATCGAGCACCGGACGAGTCTTCGGCGCATGGGTGAACGAGCCCGATGACAGTCGCTCGTATTTCCCAACAGTGTTCAACCTAAGGTGGGTGTCGTCAACTTAACTAAAGCAGTTTTTACTACTAACTAAATCTGTTGACTTCATAAAATAGTGCGGCTATGATCAATGTCGCATTCACCTATGAGTCAAGCACGATGACACCAATGGAAATGATAGAGATGATTGCAGAAGCGCTCTTTTGTCTAGCACAAAATGTCTACTTTGAAGCAAGGTCACAGCCTCTTATTGAGCAAGTGGCCGTCGCGCAAGTCGTCATGAACAGAGTAAGCAGTTCCGCGTATCCAGACACCGTGTGTGGTGTCGTTTACCACAATAAATACCCCGGTAAATTGCACAGATGTCAGTTTTCCTGGTGGTGTGACGGGCTGTCCGATTCCCCTCGCGACGCAAAGGCCTGGTTAGAAGCCAATCAAGTGGCTTCCTTAGTCCTAAGCCCTGATTTTCCTGATTTAGTAGGCAATGCAACGCATTACCACGCTAATTATGTCAATCCAAGCTGGTCTAGCTCGCTTGAATCCGTCGCCACCATCGGCCTCCACACATTTTATAGGTAAAAACCATGCGGTTTGTCAAAGCACATGAATATTTTGCAATTGTGGATGCACTGGAGGGTAATTACTACCCGCAATCAGTGCTCACTGACGACAACCTTGCCGAATTACAGATTGTCGCGTACGCCTTTAGGCTAAGAGAGCCTGAAGATGAACGTAATATAGGAGTAGCGCTCGAAATAGTCGACGCTCTTCGCCAAAAGTCAGAGGACAATTCCGTCTTCTAACAACATTAATAAATGGAGTTCAACAATGTTATTTAACCTAAGTAAAAGTCGGTGCAGACAAATGCACTGGATGTCTGAGACAACGTGGAAATGGCACATTGTCTTTACATACTACATGTCTTTCTTACAACCTAAGCACGACACTCAAACCCCTTCTTTTGCAACAAGCACCGCTGCAAATCGCCGTTCGGCGTGCAGTCAAATACACATGCCCCACGACAAAATATAACTTTGTCTGTCGGCGCAGCATATCTATGGAGAACTATTATGCGCACCAAGACTACCCAACAATTAAAAACCCTATTATCCCATTACCACACGCTTGAGGACGACGATCGTATGTACGAGAAATCGTTATGTACTAACCTTAAGAAATTTCATACCCATTGGTAGGAGAACACCATGAATCTTTTTGATATTAACCTCATTAACATGTCCGAGCACATTACTACCCCGCGTGGAAACACCATCGAGCTTGTGATCGGTAAACATATCATCACCTACGAAAAACTACTGGACGGATTTGAAGTGGTCTTTGACGTTCAGTTTGACGGCGTCTATATGGAACGAGAAGTTCCTGTTAGTGAAACCGTAAAAACGTTCTGGAAAGCAGCGTTACACGACGCCTACTGGGAAAAACCTGGCGTCGAGCTAGTGTCTCACCAAGCCGGCTTAGATTTCTTTGCTTCCCATACAAAATATGTCTAGACCCATTGTCTAATCCATAAGCACAGCTTATACTAAGCTCTGACAAAGTATAAGCAGAGCCACTATGAAACCTGGGTATGAACTATATTATTGCATCCATACCAATGGATTTATTATCCCTGAAATACCTGGGCAGCCCAATGTAATGGCACTGCCCGGCGGGAAACGTATTAACAAACAGACTCTGTTAGATCGATTACGATTGGCTAAGCAGCCTTTCACCATCGAGCAGCGGCCATTGGCCGGTGCACCAGAGCCAGATTCGGAGTAAAACCTCCCTCTCATGGAAGAAAACAGCATGAAACTAGTTACACTAGACTTTGAGACCTATTACGACAAGGATTACTCCCTTCGTAAGATGAATACCATCGAATACGTCACCGACGAGCGCTTTAAAGCGCACGGCGTGTCTATTCAAGTCGACGATGGCCTACCTTTGTACTACACAGGTTCCGAAATGGGCCCTGCACTACGAGCGGCGCTCGATGAGCCTTGCACGTTGGTCTGCCAGAACACTAAGTTCGACGCATTTATCCTGCATCATCACTATGGCTTATACCCAACGCGGTATGCAGACACACGATCAATGGCCAAAGCGCTCTTCCCCTTTGAGTCGGCCTCCCTTAAAGACTTGTGCATTCGTTTGTTCCCA